CACGTCGCTTATCTTTTTTTTCACCAAGCCACGGCTTTTCAATTGTTTGGTCTTTTATATATCGCTCAAATGCCAGTGCTTCCCCTTTAGTTGCAAACAGGCGGCGCACACGCCGCCCATCCCTACCGTTGGGGAAGACCTGAGCCTGCCACTTACCATTAGCGAGTTTTGTTACAGCCACGTTTTTTACCTTTGCGTGATTAACTCTTTAGCAAATATTGATAAACCGGGCTTACCTTCTTCAAGGTAACAGCACTTTTCAAATGCTGTGCTCCATTCACCATTGGCGGACATTAACTGGTCTTCATTCAATATATTGCTGTGTTTGCGGAGTAAATTCATTGCCTGCTTTTTTGTAATGCTAAAATCATATTTATCTTGCGTCATATACTCCACCTTTCGAGGTTGGGGAGTAATTGAAATTGGTAATACTGTGACTTTAACCCTGTCTGAAGGTGTTTGGTACAAAGTACGATATGCGGCGTAAATGGCTGCCTTGTCTGATTCGTACTTAATATCTTTCGTTGAACTCCCTGATAAAGTGCGCGGTGAGATTTGGATGTGTAAAGGCTTTTCAGACAAAATTTTGAAAGATGGAAAATCCTTACCGTCTACGGTATAAGTTGGATAATCATTATAGTTTTCCATCAAGTCATTAATGTTTTTGAATTGTTCAGGTGCTGCAATTGCAGCAAATGATGACAAAATTAAAGCGCCTGTGACTAAAACTCTCATTTATTCTCCTTACGATATTTAATATCAGTCCACGTTATCTATTTTGCTTGCCACTTTCCCTAAAACTTTTACATCAGAGGCCGCACATTCAAATGATGCTGGTCCGTTTTCGACACGAACTCGCCCGCCAGGCAGACGGTAAACCTGTCTGATGCTCGCAAAACCATCTATCTCAATCAGCCAGGTGCCGTCGTTGATCTCGCCTTTATATTCACTGACGAGATACGTCGTCGATTCAAATTTGACGAGAAACGGATCTGTGGTGTTTTGAGGTATTAGGCGTAGGTCATAACGAATCAAGGTTACGTTGTTTAAAATCCCATTTGTGATTTCATTTAATTGCAAAGTCAATCCGTGATCTTCATTTGGCATGGCTTCTGGGGTGCCCTTACCAGTAGTTAGCCAAATCAAGGGTATACCTGTGTCCAGATGGCAGGCTATAAGCCAGTCATATGGAAAAGTGTCACGCATCCAGCGGTTAGCCATTGTGCTTTGAGATACGCCGAGATGATCACATAGAGCTTGCCTTGTGCTAAATCCATAAGCCTGCAGAATGCGTGTTATGGCCTCTCTCCCCCCACTTTGAGATGGAAAATTGAATTTTGAAATTTCATTGAGGGTTTTTTTTGTGTTTGACATATCTCAATTGTGATCCTATTATCGATTTTGTGGTGTTCGGTATATGTGCGAATACATCCGAATAGTGAATTTTTAAACACAAACTGAGGAATAGTGCATCATGAAAAGTAATTTTTCAATGCGCCCCAGCATCAATCTTGTGATATCTGAGCCATTCATCACACTGGATGAGTTCTGTCGCCGTACTGGTTACAAGCCTAGCTATGCCCGTCAAATGATCCGGGAAAACCGTCTGCCCATCAGGAAAAAAGCCGGAGTTAACAGCCTTATCGAAATCAACATGTTCGCGTTGACGATGGAAGCGGCCCAAGGCTGCGAAGTCGCAATGCAAGCCTGATAGTTCCATTTTGGGATAGAAAAGGGTTTACATCATGTTTGATTATCGTGTTTCCAAACATCCGCATTTTGATGAAGCCTGCCGGGCTTTCGCACTGCGTCACAACATGGCGAAGCTGGCAGCACGCGCGGGAATGAACGTCCAGACGCTGCGTAACAAGTTGAACCCGGAACAATCGCATCAGCTCACGCCGTCAGAAATCTGGCTGCTTACCGATCTGACTGAAGATTCAACGCTGGTAGATGGTTTTCTGGCGCAGATTCACTGCCTGCCATGTGTACCGATTAATGAGGTAGCAAAAGAGAAACTGCCGCATTACGTCATGAGTGCAACCGCAGAGATCGGGCGTGTTGCTGCAGGTGCGGTATCTGGCGATGTAAAAACCAGTGCAGGCCGTCGTGATGCGATCAGCAGCATTAACTCTGTTACACGACTGATGGCACTGGCTGCTGTTTCATTGCAGGCCCGTTTACAGGCTAATCCTGCGATGGCGAGTGCAGTTGATACCGTGACTGGCCTCGGTGCTTCATTTGGTTTGCTGTGAGGTGCTTATGCTAACGAAAGAACCATCATTTGCATCGCTGCTGGTAAAACAAAGCCCGGCAATGCATTACGGTCACGGCTGGATCATGGGGGAGGATGGTAAACGCTGGCATCCATGTCATTCACAAGATGAATTGCTGGCAGAAATATCAACGAAAAAACGGGGGAACAAATGGCTATTGAAGGCGCTGCGGCGACTGTTCCATTAAGCCCCGGTGAACGCCTGAATGGACTTAATCATATCGCGGAGTTAAGGGCGAAAGTTTTTGGCCTTAATATTGAGTCAGAGCTTGAGCGGTTTATTAAAGATATGCGTGATCCACGGGATATTAATAATGAACAAAATAAACGGGCACTGGCTGCCATATTCTTTATGGCAAAAATTCCAGCTGAACGTCATAGCATCAGCATTAATGAGCTGACCACTGACGAAAAGCGGGAGCTGATTAAAGCAATGAATCATTTTCGTGCAGTGGTGAGCTTATTTCCCAGACGGCTAACCATGCCGAATTAACCAATTAATGAAATTCATGGCGTAAACCCGCCGGGCATCCCTTTATCTAAATTCAGGAGAATTGATTATGCGTAATATTGAAACCCACACCACTAAAACCGGACCGGATGACGCAGGGCTTAATATTTTACTGACAGAGGTTCGTCTGGAAGAACGCCGGGCAAGGGCTGAGGCAATGGCTGCCCGCCTTGATAGTCTGGCGTGTCATATCACATCCCGCCAGCTAAACCACGTCGAAGCAGCAGAACTGCTGCGTGTGACCGCTGAAGCAATCCAGAACGAAGCGCAGGAGATCCACTAATGGCTGATGCAATGGATCTCGTACAGCAGCGCGTTGAAGAAGAACGCCAGCGCCACATCCGTGCTGCCCGTGCCAAAACGCCGGGCGTGTCCCGCGTGCTTTGCATTGAGTGTGAAGCGCCAATTCCGCCAGCACGCCGCCGCGCCATTCCGGGAGTGCAGCTTTGCATTACCTGTCAGGAAATAGCAGAGCTGAAAGGTAAACATTACAACGGAGGTGCTGTATGAGCACCATCCTGAAATGGGCGGGTAATAAAACTGCCATTATGTCCGAACTGAAAAAATACCTTCCTGCTGGCCCGCGACTGGTTGAACCTTTCGCGGGTTCCTGTGCAGTGATGATGGAGACGGATTATCCCAGCTATCTGATTGCGGATATTAATCCTGATTTAATCAACCTCTATAAAAAGATTGCCGCTGATTGTGAATCGTTTATATCTCGCGCCAGAGTTTTATTTGAGAACGCAAACAGGGAGATGGATTATTACAACATAAGGCAGGAGTTTAATTACTCAACTGAAATTACTGATTTCATGAAAGCGGTATATTTCCTGTATCTCAATCGCCACGGTTACCGTGGGTTATGTCGCTATAACAAGAGCGGGCATTTCAACATTCCCTACGGTAATTATAAAAATCCGTATTTTCCTGAAAAAGAAATGCGTGCATTTGCAGTAAAAGCCCAGCGGGCAACGTTTATCTGCGCCAGCTTCGATGAAACGCTGGCGATGTTGCACGCGGGGGATGTTGTGTATTGCGATCCGCCTTATGACGGTACGTTTTCCGGCTATCACACTGATGGCTTCACTGAAGATGATCAGTATCACCTGGCATCCGTTCTTGAACATCGATCATCTGAAGGTCATCCGGTCATTGTTTCTAACAGTGACACATCCCTGATCCGTTCGCTGTATCGCAATTTCACTCACCACTACATCAAGGCAAAACGCAGCATCGGCGTGTCGGCTGGCGAGAGTAAATCTGCAACAGAAATCATTGCTGTTTCTGGGGCGCGCTGCTGGGTGGGATTTGATCCTTCGCGTGGCGTGGATAGTTCTGCTGTGTACGAGGTGCGTGTATGAGTCATGACGATATGAGCAACTCTAGCGGCTTTAACGAGGCCGCTGCATCATTTTCATGGAACGGCCCGAAAAAGGCCATTAACCCTTATCTGGATCCGGCGGAAGTTGCGCCGGAGTCTGCACTTTCAAACCTGATCACTCTGTACGCTGCCGATAACGAACAGGAACAACTGCGCCGCGAGGCACTGAGTGAGCAGGTCTGGGAGCGTTATTTCTTTAATGAATCCCGTGATCCTGTCCAGCGCGAAATGGAGCAGGATAAGCTCATTAGCCGGGCAAAGCTGGCGCATGAGCAGCAGCGTTTTAATCCAGACATGGTCATTCTGGCGGACGTAAACGCCCAGCCTTCCCATATCAGCAAGCCGCTGATGCAACGTATTGAATACTTCAGCAGCCTGGGCAGGCCAAAGGCTTATTCCCGCTATTTGCGTGAGACGATTAAGCCATGTCTGGAACGACTGGAGCATGTACGCGACAGTCAGCTATCCACTTCTTTTCGCTTTATGGCAAGCCATGAAGGGCTGGACGGCCTGCTGATCCTGCCTGAAATGAGTCAGGATCAGGTGAAACGCCTGTCTACTCTTGTCGCTGCGCATATGAACATGTGTCTTGATGCCGCTTGTGGTGATTTGTACGCCACCGATGATGTTAAGCCAGAAGAAATCCGCAAGACATGGGAAAAGGTGGCAGCGGAAACCCTGCGTCTGGATGTCATCCCACCTGCGTTTGAGCAACTCCGCTGGAAAAGAAACCGCCGTAAACCCGTGCCCTATGAACTCATTCCGGGTTCGCTGGCGCGTATGTTGTGCGCCGACTGGTGGTATCGGAAATTATGGAAGATGCGTTGCGAATGGCGGGAAGAGCAGTTGCGCGCTGTCTGCCTGGTTAGCAAAAAAGCATCTCCTTATGTCAGCTATGAAGCCGTGATGCATAAACGTGAGCAGCGCCGTAAGTCGCTGGAGTTTTTCCGTTCTCATGAACTGGTGAACGAAGACGGCGACACGCTGGACATGGAGGATGTGGTAAACGCCAGCAGCAGCAACCCTGCGCATCGCCGCAATGAGATGATGGCCTGTGTTAAAGGTCTGGAGCTTATCGCGGAAATGCGCGGTGACTGCGCCGTTTTCTACACCATCACCTGTCCGTCACGTTTCCATTCCACGCTAAATAACGGCAGGCCCAACCCAACCTGGACAAATGCGACGGTAAGACAAAGTAGTGATTATCTGGTCGGCATGTTTGCTGCATTTCGTAAGGCGATGCACAAAGCCGGATTGCGCTGGTATGGCGTGCGGGTGGCTGAGCCGCATCATGACGGTACAGTTCACTGGCACCTGTTGTGTTTTATGCGCAAAAAAGACCGCCGCGCCATCACTGCATTACTGCGTAAGTTTGCCATCCGTGAAGACCGCGAGGAGCTGGGCAATAACACTGGGCCGCGCTTTAAGTCTGAGTTGATTAACCCGCGCAAAGGTACGCCAACAAGCTACATCGCGAAATACATCAGTAAGAACATTGACGGGCGTGGTCTGGCTGGCGAGATCAGTAAGGAAACGGGTAAATCCTTGCGTGATAACGCTGAATACGTTAATGCCTGGGCGTCTCTGCATCGTGTACAGCAATTCCGCTTCTTTGGTATTCCGGGACGTCAGGCTTACCGTGAACTTCGCTTGCTGGCTGGTCAGGCGGCAAGGCAACAGGGTGACAAAAAAGCAGGTGCGCCGGTACTGGATAACCCGCGTCTTGATGCCATTCTGGCTGCTGCTGATGCTGGTTGTTTTGCCACCTACATCATGAAGCAGGGCGGCGTACTGGTTCCCCGTAAATATCACCTCATCAGAACCGCTTATGAAATCAACGAAGAGCCGACCGCCTATGGCGATCACGGTATTCGTATTTATGGCATCTGGTCACCCATTGCAGAGGGCAAGATCTGCACTCATGCAGTGAAGTGGAAAATGGTTCGTAAAGCCGTTGACGTTCAGGAGGCGGCAGCCGACCAGGGCGCTTGCGCCCCTTGGACTCGTGGCAATAACTGTCCCCTTGCTGAAAATTTGAACCAACAGGAGAAAGATAAATCAGCAGATGGGGATACCAGAACTGATATTACCTGCATGGATGACAAGGAATTGCACGATTACCTGCATAGTATGAGCAAAAAAGAGCGCCGGGAACTGGCAGCAAGGTTACGCCTGGTTAAACCGATACGGCGTAAAGACTACAAACAGCGAATTACAGACCATCAACGACTGCAGCTCGTCTATGAGCTGAAGTCCAGAGGATTTGATGGCAGCGAGAAAGAGGTCGATTTACTGCTTCACGGCGGCAGTATTCCGTCAGGAGCAGGCCTGCGTATCTTCTATCGGAACCAGCGTTTGCAGGAAGATGATAAGTGGCGGGATCTGTATTAATTACGCGGGTTAACAATTCGTGCTCTTAATAATACCAGGTATATCAGGCTGATGATCGTAAAAAAACGTTTTACATCAGTAAGATTATTATATACTGTAAATATAAACAGTGGTTATGTATACAGTATTGCTTTGGTGTCATAGGAGGAAAGATGCAGGACTATTTTTTGGAGTCTTTGAAGCTCCAGCGCATTGATTTTTTTCTTAAGCTTGTAGCGGCTAGTGAGTGTAGTGATGAAGAGAAGGGGCTGGCTTTGCAGTGGGTTTCTGAATTGACTGATGAACTCATGGCAAAAATCAGAAGCCACGAATACAACCGCTCAATGGATGTCATCAGCTGAGGTGACTTTTATGCGCATTGAAATAATGATCGATAAAGAGCAGAAGATTAGCCAGTCTACCCTGGACACCCTTGAATCCGAGCTTTACCGCAATCTGCGCCCCCTGTATCCCAAAACGGTAATTCGCATTCGCAAAGGTAGCTCTAACGGTGTGGAACTAACCGGACTGCAACTGGATGAAGAAAGAAAACAAGTGATGAAAATTATGCAGAAGGTGTGGGAGGACGACAGCTGGCTGCATTAATGAACGTTGCTGGCGCCAGGACTTGATTCTGACGCCAGCGAGGTTGAACTACGAGCAGGGCGAGGCGCTAGCCAATGGTTGGTGAGGCATTAATTAATCATAGATTGAGAATGGTTTCTAATTTTAGATATTAACTCATGAGAGAGAAATCTAAAGAATATTTAACAATGGACTTTTCTGCTTTATACCATTTAACATGTGACCATTCTTTTCCTGAAAGTAAAGAACGTATCTCTTCTTTACTTTCTTCACTGGTTCTCAAACCAAAAGCTATAGAGTTTATTGCTTTGGGCTCAAACTTTAATGCACCAGAATCTAACTTTATAAGTCTCCGCTCACGTTCATATCTCCAACCGGAATATTTAGTTCCCAAGATTGAGTGAATTATATCACCAGCAATATTATGTAAGTTATTTTCGTTAGGGTGGTTCTCAAAAAAGTTGAGTCTGTCAATGATGCCTTGATAAGGGTAGTTGCTTTGATACGTAATGTCTATGGCATGTATTTTTGAGCCTTCATATCTTAATTCCTTCTCTTTAAACCCAATGCAGAACCCTCTATGTTCATCAGCGTAGTGGGACCACATTAATTGGTTCTTACGTGCCCGGCTTAAAGCGCAAACACCATATGTGCTTATTGACTCTTTTAGAGCTTCCTCAAATTTCAATTTCAAATCCAACGGTAGTTCTTTACGGGCCCATACTGCGGCTAAAACATCAGGAAAGGAAGTTTCAGCTTCGAAGGGGTCATTAAAGTTATCTGCAGTAGCGAACCATAATTCACGATTGCGAAGAACACGCAGTCCATCGTCTTTGCAGTTTCGATATTTAAATAAAATTCCATTTTTTACCGTGGTGTTCATTTTTGATTTATCCCCTTTTCAAACTGAATGAACATATTTTCTCATGCATCGAGAACTGGCACGGCATTTATACACCAAATGTGCAGCAGTCGCATTATGCCCGCAACAACAATTCTGTTATAGCCAATTTAGCTACAGTCTATAAAGTACACACTACATTAGTAAACTAAAAAGCTAGGACGTTAGACGGTTTTTGTTTTGGGGAGCACTGCATGTCTATGCCGCATGAATCCGCATGATCGTTTGAGGATCGTTTTTGCTGAGGCCCGCCAGAACTGGCGGGCTTTTGCTTATGTCATGCAGGTGCATGAAAATCACTGCATAAAGCGGGCAGGCGTGGCGGGGATACGAGCGCGCGCAACGGGGTAAAATGGCCAAAATCCGGCACAGCCTCTGGCCCGCTGGCGGCCTCATTTAGTGGAGAGGGGGGAAGATGTCAGGGCAAAAAGAAACGCCCCGCAGAATGCTGCTGAGGCGTTGTGAGAGTTGGTCGGTTATTGATGTTATGAGTATGTCAGCCTCGTTTGCCCTTAAGTCCTAAGTCATAAGCTTCAAAACGGATCACCTCTTCATCCAGCCAGTCATTCAGCTCCTGCAGTCGCTTTTGCAATGGCATCAGTTCATTGCGGACGAAGACACGGCTCGCTTTTTCCACATCACCAAAGCCGCCAGTATTGTTGGGAATGATGCCCATCATTTGCGGCGGTACGCGGTGAGCCGCCATCATGTCATCGCGGCTGACGTTCTTGATGTTCAGAAATTCATCCTTCGCCGCGACTTCCGACAACGGGATAATCTGAATGCCATCTTTTTTGCCGTTAGGCGAGTACATAAACAGGTTGCGAAAGTTGCCGGGTCCTTTAGCACTTTTCATTGCCTTGCGGATGTTGTTCACATCCTCCTGGTTCTGCGCGGCATCGGTCATATACATGATGAAGCCAGCATGGCTGCCGTTAATGTAATACTTACGACGGAACAACGTGGCGGACTCGTTGAGCAGAGCTGACGGAATGGCAGAAAGGTAACCCGGCAGACCATAAATCTCCTGGTTGATATCCGGCTCCATCAGGTGGAAGACGTTACCTTTTGTGAACTGATACGGCTGTGTAGTCAGGCTGTATTGCACAAACCAGTATGTTTCAAGGTCAAGCCCGCGTCGGGTGTATTTTGCCAGTGCAGGCTCCAGCGAAATAACTTCACCAAAGCGGTTCGTGCGTTTCTCCAGGTAGGCGTTACCAAAAACCAGATAGTCCTGCACAAAACGGGTAAATGCCTGCTGGCTGAGAAGGCGATGTGGAATATAGGTACTGCTGATAATGTCACGCTTAACACTGATCGGGGAGCTGTGGTGCACGGCGGCGCGGAAGGTGCGCGCCAGTCCGTCAAAGCTGACGGGCGGCTCATACCAGCGATCCATCTGTACGCATTCCACATAGTCCAGCAGTTCGCGGCGGTCCAGTACGGGGATGGGATCACCAAAGCTGAAAGCCTCCGCAACGGTTTTTTTAGTTTCTTCTGCAGTTACGGTTTCGCCTGGCGCGATATGTTCTTTCATCAAAAAATCTCCACAATATTGCTGGTATTGGCGGACTCGCCCTGCAGCGGTTCGTTAAACAGTGCGTGCATTGTTGCCCAGGCCAGATCGGCATGGCTGGCTTCTTCGCTGCGGCTGGCTTCATAGGTCGGGCGGTTGCCGCTGGCGGTGGTGGCGCGACGGATTGCCATGAATGACTGCGCTATGTCGGTGTGCCCGGCGTCAAACTCCAGACGGCGGTGGCTGATAATGTCGTAGGCCTTGAGTACCAGGGCGTTTTTAACGTTGGGGTTGTAGACAAACTCCCGGACGGCAGGAAAGAACGCTTTCACGTTCTCGTAAACCCCGTGGCCGACGCCAGTTGAGTCGATGCCGATGTATGTCACGTTGTACTGTTCGGTCAGTTTTTTGATGGCGTCAGCCTGGGCGCGGAAGTCCATCCCGCGCCACTGGTGACGCTCAAGAATGCGGAACTTACCGCCCGGCACGGCTGGCGGAGCCACCACCACGCATCCGGCGCTGTCGCCGTTCTGCGTACCTTTTGCCGGGTCATAACCGATCCAAACCTCGCGCCAGCCAAACGGGCGCAGCGCCAGTGCATGAAAGTCGGTCCAGACTTCCCAACTGTCCACCATGCACGCCTGCAGCTCGCTGAGCGGGAACACGGACGCGAGATCGTCCACGAACTCACACATCAGCAGGTTCTGGTATTCGTCCGGGCTGTACTCCATGCGCAACTGGTCGAGATCGAACAGGTTACAGCCGCCGCGCACCGCATCTTCCACAGTGACTATCTGGCGGTACTGCCCGTCTGCGCACAGCAGGCCGGGGGCCAGATTGCTGTGGGACAGGTCGATGTCCACCCTATCGGCTTTGTTGCGCCCTCGGTTGAACAGCGCACCGGACCAGAACGGATAAGCACTGTGTGTCAGGCTGGATGGTGTGGAAAAATAGGTTTGTCGCCATTTCTTGTGAATCGCCATACCGGAAGCCACTTTGCGCAGCTCCTGGAATTTCGGTATCCAGAAATATTCATCCAGATACAGGTTGCCGTGGTAACTCTGGGCCGTGCGGGCATTGGTGCCGAGGAAATACAGTGTGGCCCCGTTGGGAAGCACCATCGGATCGCCTTTCAGCTCCACCTCCACTTCTTTGGCAAAGTCGATGATGTACTGCTTGAAGACGTGGGCCTGTGCCTTACTGGCAGAAAGGAAAATCTGGTTACGTCCGGTCAGCAGGGCGTCAATCAGGGCTTCACGGGCAAAATAGAAGGTCGCGCCGATCTGGCGTGACTTCAGCAGGTTGCGGATGCGGTTGGTTTTTCCGGCTTCCCACCAGTGGCGCTGATAGTTGAACATGGAGGAATGGAAGATTTCTTCCAGCTTCTCAATCTGTTCATCGGTGAAAACGTTCTTTTCCGGCTGACGGCGCGGGCCTTTGTTGCGGTTGGCGACGTTAGGGTTTAAGTCGGCTTCGTTGCCGCCATTGTTAAACTTGCCGATCCGCGCGTGGCGCTCAGACTGGCGCGCCAGCAGGTCAATCTCTTTGAAATCTTTCCCTTCTTTGTGCTCCTTCATAATGAGCTGGCAGTAGCGTGCGGCGGTGGTGAGCTGCATCTGATCCAGCGGCCCATAGTCACCCCACTTGTCGCGTTTTTTCCAGCTGTGAACGGTTGCAACTTTCTCGCCCAGCATTTCAGCAATGCGGGCTACGCGGTATCCCTGAAAGTACAGCAGCATGGCCTGCCGACGGGGATCGAGATCTGCGGGTGTCAGTGTGGTGTTCATGGCACAAACCTACAGCCTTGAATGAAGGCTTTCCCCGCCTGCGGTTTGTGTGGTTGTCGGTACAAATACCGCGCATTGTTTCACTGCCCTCATCACCGCAACCATAAGGCTCCAGTAAGTTTTTTCTAACGGAGCACGGCTCATGACAGTGAAAACAAAGCGTTTTCGCATCGGGGTGGAAGGTGCCACCACCGACGGACGCGAAATCCAGCGTGAATGGCTGGAACAGATGGCAGCCAGCTACAACCCGGCGGTGTATACCGCGCTGATTAACCTTGAGCACATCAAGTCTTATCTGCCGGACAGCACCTTTAACCGCTATGGCAAGGTGACGGCGCTGTTTGCTGAAGAAATCACGGAAGGTCCGCTGGCAGGCAAGATGGCGCTGTATGCCGACGTTGAGCCAACGGAGTCCCTGGTGGAACTGGTGAAAAAAGGCCAGAAATTATTCACCTCTATGGAAGTCAGCCCGAAGTTCGCTGATACGGGCAAAGCTTACCTGGTCGGCCTGGCTGCCACTGATGACCCTGCCAGTCTGGGTACGGAAATGCTGACATTCAGCGCCAGTGCAGCCCATAACCCGCTGGCAAACCGCAAGCAGAATCCCGCCAATCTTTTTACCGCTGCAGAGGAAACGGTGATCGAACTGGAAGAAATCCAGGATGACAAACCGTCCCTGTTTGCCCGTGTCACGATGCTGTTCACCAAAAAAGAGCAGTCCGATGACGCCCGGTTCTCTGATGTGCATAAGGCCGTGGAACTGGTCGCCACTGAGCAGCAGAACCTGAGTGCGCGCACCGAAAAATCCCTGTCTGAGCAGGAAGAACGCCTGTCTGAGCTGGAGACTGCCCTGCAGGCACAGCAGACCGCCTTTAACGAACTGGTGGACAAGCTGAGCCAAGAAGACAGCCGCCAGGACTACCGCCAGCGTGCAACAGGCGGTAACGCCCCCGCTGACACTCTGACCAATTGCTGATGGAGCACAAAACCTGATGAAGAAGAATACCCGCTTTGCTTTTAACGCTTACCTGCAGCAACTGGCGCGTCTGAACGGTGTGGCAGTTGAAGAACTGTCCAGCAAGTTCACCGTAGAGCCGTCCGTGCAGCAGACGCTGGAAGACCAGATCCAGCAGTCCGCCGCTTTCCTGACGCTGATTAACGTCACGCCTGTGACTGAGCAGTCCGGCCAGCTGCTGGGGTTGGGAGTTGGCAGCACCATTGCCGGAACCACTGATACCACCGCGAAAGAGCGTGAGCCTGTCGATCCGACGCTGATGGTCGATGTGGAATATAAATGCGAGCAGACCAACTTTGACACGGTGCTGACCTACGCGAAGCTGGATCTGTGGGCGAAGTTTCAGGATTTCCAGGTGCGCATCCGTGACGCCATCGTGAAACGTCAGGCACTGGACCGCATCATGATCGGCTTTAACGGCGTGAAGCGTGCGAAAACCTCCAACCGTAGCGAAAACCCGCTGCTGCAGGATGTGAACAAAGGCTGGCTGCAGAAAATCCGTGAGGATGCACCGGATCACGTCATGGGCAGCACCACCACGGGCGGTGAAACCACTCCGGGGGCGGTGAAAGTCGGGAAAGGTGGCGAATATGCCAACCTGGACGCCGTGGTGATGGATGCCGTTAATGAGCTTATCGACGTGGTCTACCAGGACGATGACGATCTGGTGGTGATTTGTGGTCGTGAACTGCTGTCTGACAAGTATTTCCCGCTGGTCAACAAAGAGCAGGAAAACAGTGAAAAACTGGCTGCCGATATGATCATCAGCCAGAAACGCATGGGTGGCCTGCAGGCCGTGCGTGCGCCATTCTTCCCGCCGAATGCGCTGCTGATCACCCGTCTGGATAACCTGTCCATCTACTGGCAGGAAGACACCCGCCGCCGTTCAGTTATCGACAACCCGAAACGTGACCGGATTGAAAACTTTGAATCCGTTAACGAAGCCTATGTGGTTGAGGACTACCGCTGCGCCGCACTGGTGGAAAACATCCAGATTGGCGACTTCAGCGCCGCCGCAGCAGAAACCGGAGCGTAATCCATGAGCCTGAGTCCCGCACGGCAGCATCGCCTGCGCGTTCAGGCTGAACAGGCCGCCCGTGAGGGTGGCAGTGTTCGCCACGCGTCGGGCTATGACCTGATGCTGCTGCAACTGGCAGAAGACCGCCGCCGTCTCAAGGGCGTTCAGTCCACGGTGAAAAAAGCGGAAATCAAGGTGGAGCTGCTGCCGAAATATGCCGCCTGGGCGGAGGGCGTCCTGGCTGCCGGAGGCGCTCAACAGGATGACGTGCTGATGTACGTGATGCTGTGGCGCATTGATGCCGGAGATTATGCCGGGGCGCTGGAGATCGGGCGTCATGCCCTGCGTCATGGCTGGGTGATGCCGCTGGGTAACCGCAACGTGCAGACCGTGCTGGCAGAGGAAATGGCAGACGCCGCGCAGAGCGCAATACTTGCCGCCACCGGCTTTGATGTCGATCTGTTGATGCAGACGCTGGAGCTGACAGACGGTCTGGATATGCCGGACCAGTCACGGGCGCGTCTGCATAAAGCGATTGGCGCTGTCCTGAGTGAAAGCAATCCGGCTTCCGCCCTTAATCATCTCAACCATGCGTTACAGCTCGATCCCCGCTGTGGCGTGAAAAAAGACAAACAGCAGCTGGAGCGCAGACTGCGCAATGACAGCCGCTGACAGAACGTGCCCCCGCGCACGGGCGGCACGGGGTGGCGAAAGGCACTGCCACATCAAAACCCCGTCCACCGCCCTCTATTTCAGGAGAAAGCAGCATGAAGTTTGTTGCGCCAGAACAGGCACCGGAACAGGCGGAAATCATCAGAAATACGCCGTTCTGGCCTGATGTGGACCTGTCGGAGTTTCGCAGTGTGATGCGCACTGACGGCACGGTGACGCAGCCGCGTTTAAAGCAGGTTGCGCTGTCGGCAATTTCGGAGGTCAACGCAGAGCTGTATGAGTTTCGCAGGCGCCAGCAGATGCTGGGGTATGCCTCGCTGGCAGAGGTTCCGGCGGAACAGCTGGACGGCAAAAGTGAGCGCATTCAGCACTATTTTAACGCGGTTTACTGTTGGGCACGCGCCATGCTCAACGAACGATACCAGGACTATGACGCCACGGCATCCGGTGTGAAGCGAGGCGAGGAACTGGCAGAAGCCAGCGGTGATTTGTGGCGTGACGCCCGCTGGGCCATCAGCCGGGTACAGGATGCGCCGCACTGCACAGTGGAGCTTATCTGATGAAAGTGCGTGCGCATCAGTATGACACGGTGGACGCGCTTTGCTGGCGTCATTACGGGCGCACGCAGGGTGTCACGGAGCAGGTACTGAAGGCAAATCCGGGGCTTGCCGAATACGGCCCCTTTTTACCTCACGGGCTGCAGGTGGAGCTGCCGGACATTCCGACCACCACCACCGTGCAGACCGTCCAGCTATGGGACTGAATTATGACGCTTGAGCGAATCAGCGCCTTTATCACGTATTGCATCGCCGTCGTGCTGGCCTGGCTGGGCGATTTGTCCATCAAGGATGCCTCAACGCTGGGCGGCCTGATGATTGGTGTGCTGATGCTGGCTATCAACTGGTACTACAAACACAAAGCCTACCAGCTTCTGCGCGACGGGCAGATCTCGCGGGAGGACTATGAATCCATCAATCGTTAAACGCTGCCTTGTCGGGGCCGTGCTGGCTATTGCTGCCACGCTGCCGGGTTTTCAGCAACTTCACACATCCGTGGAGGGGCTGAAACTGATTGCCGATTACGAAGGCTGTCGTCTGCAGCCGTATCAGTGCAGCGCAGGTGTCTGGACCGATGGCATTGGTAATACGTCGGGCGTCATTCCCGGCAAAACTATTACGGAGCGACAGGCAGCGGAAGGGCTGATCTCCAACGTGCTGCGTGTGGAGCGGTCACTGGAAAGGTGTGTGAAGCAACAGCCACCGCAGAAGGTGTATGACGCGGTGGTGTCATTTGCCTTCAACGTGGGAACGGGCAATGCCTGCAGCTCCACGCTGGTGAAATTGCTCAATCAGCGGCGCTGGGCGGATGCGTGCCGACAGTTGCCGCGCTGGGTTTATGTAAAAGGTGTGTTTAATCAGGGGCTGGATAACCGCCGTGCGCGGGAGATGGCCTGGTGTTTACAGGGAGCAAACTGAAATGAAAAAGAAATTAATCAGCGGACTGTTTCTGATGTTATGGATGGCGCTGTTAATCGCAGCAATGGTGTATCCGCAGGGGATTTTTCCGGTACTGGCAGCGTCCGGTGTCTGGGTAGCCTGTCTGCTGACATGGGTGGCAATTCCGGTAGCACTGGCTGCGTTAATTAAGAACGGCCCGCTCTGGCAGGATTTGAGGGCATCTTTGCTGAAGACCATTACCCGAAAAGAAAACGTATTTATCAGCTGGGTGATGCGATTGCTGATTGTTGTCAGTCTCGCCTGGACGGGGGGGACCATTACCCTGGTCCTTTATCTGCTGACCGTTATTGCCTTCTGGATCACCCGTAACCAGATGGCGCAACAGGTAGCAGCATGAACCGGTTGCTGCTGGTTGTGCTGGCGTTATTACTGGTGGCGCTGGGCTGGCAGACGTGGCGGCTGGCTGATGCCAGCCGGACCATCAGCACGCAGGCGGACGAGCTGCAGAGCAAAAGCCAGGCACTGGCAAAGAGCAACAGCCAGCTTATCAGCCTGTCCATTCTGACTGAAACCAATAACCGGGAGCAGGCGCGGCTCTATGCCGAAGCAGAACAGACCAGCGCACTGCTGAGACAACGACAACGCCGGATTGAGGAACTGAAACGTGAGAACGAGGATTTACGCCACTGGGCTGATACTCCTTTGCCTGTTGACATTATCCGGCTGCGGGAACGTCCGGCACTCACCGGAGGTGCAGCTTACCGTCAGTGGTTGTCCGCGAGTGACGCCGTGTCGGCTGGAGCAGGCAGCACCGCGCACTAACGGTGATCTGAATGCGTTGCTGGATGAAACGGAGGCCGCCTGGGCGGTCTGTGCAGACAAAGTGGACATGATTATTGCGTGTCAGGAGCGAAACAGTGAACAAACCACAATCCCTGCGCCACGCCCTCAATAAAGCGGTGCCTTATGTCCGCAATAACCCGGACAAACTGCATCTGTTTGTGGATAACGGTTCGCTGGTTGCCACGGGGGCCAGCTCCATGTCATGGGAGTACCGCTACACCCTGAACGTGGTGATTGAGGATTTCAGCGGCGACCAGAATCTGCTGATGGCCCCGGTTTTGCTGTGGCTGCGTGATAACCAGCCCGATGCCATCAATAACCCGGCGTTACGGGAAAAGCTATTCACCTTTGAGGTGGATATTCTGCGCAACGATGTCTGTGATATCAGCCTCAACCTGCAACTGACGGAGCGTGTGCTGGTCAGCACTGACGGCAGTGTGTCGAGCGTTGAGGCTGTAGCAGAACCCGATGAACCTGAAGAAATGTGGACGGTGAAACGTGGCTGAACTGCAGAAGGTGGACGACTGGCTGAGTGCCTTGCTGGCGAATCTGGAGCCAGCCGCAAGAAGCCGCATGATGCGTCAGCTGGCGCAGGAACTGCGCCGGACACAGCAGCAGAATATCAGGATGCAGCGCAACCCTGACGGCAGCAGCTATGAACCTCGACGGGTAACAGCACGCAGTAAAAAGGGGCGCATCAAACGTCAGATGTTTGCAAAGCTGCGTACCACAAAATACCTGAGAACTGCCGCCAGCGCCGATTCTGCCAGCGTACAGTTTGAAGGTAAGGTGCAGCGTATTGCCCGTGTTCATCACTACGGCCTGCGCGATCGCGTCAGTCGCAAAGGACCGGAGGTCCGCTATGCAGAGCGCCGCCTGCTGGGTGTAAATGATGATGTTGAGGCAATGACCCGCGACATGATTCTGCAATGGCTGGCGGGATGATCTTTGTATCAGCACTGATACAAGTTGCAGCACTGCCGCCTTTCTTCCCCTGATGGCAACCTTTCCCTATGAACGCACAATTAACCGAAATCATGCGCCTTATCACCAATCTGATCCGCACAGGTGTAGTCACCGAAGTGGACCGGGAAAACTGGCTTTGTCGGGTGAAAACGGGCGACCTTGAAACCAACTGGATTAACTGGCTGACGCTGCGCGCGGGTAATGCCCGCACATGGTGGAAACCATCGGAAGGTGAGCAGGTGGTGCTGCTGAGTCTGGGCGGCAATCTGGAGACTGCCTTTGCGTTGCCCGCCATCTATTCGAATCAGTTCGCTCCACCGTCGACGTCGGCGGACGCCTGCGTGACAGAACATCCTGACGGCGGCTGGTTTGAATATGAACCCGCCACCGGGCGCTGGTATGTCAGGGGCATCAAATCAATGGTCATTGAGGCCGCTGACAACATCACCATGAAAACCAGTGAGTTTGTGCTGGAGGCTGACCGCACGCGTATTAACAGCGAAGTGGTGATCAATGGTGGCGTTACCCAGGGCGGCGGTGCAATGAGTTCTAACGGAATTGTGGTTGATGCGCATCAGCATACTGGCGTCCTGAAAGGCGGCGATACAACTGGAGGCCCGGTATGACGCTTTATAGCGGGATGAACAATACCAGCGGTAAAGCCATTACTGATATTGACCATCTGCGCCAGTCGGTGCGGGACATTTTGCTGACGCCGCAGGGTAGCCGCATTGCCCGCCGGGAATATGGTTCCCTGCTGTCGGCACTGATAGACCAGCCACAAAATCCGGCGTTACGCCTGCAGGTCATGTCGGCAGTGTATGTGGCGCTGAGTCGCTGGGAGCCACGGCTGACGCTGGATTCCATCACCATCAACAGCCATTTTGACGGTTCAATGATGGTGGAGCTGACCGGGCGACGTAATAACGGTGTGCCTGTTTCCCTTTCCGTATCAACAGGAGCAGAGAATGGCAGTGATTGACCTTTCGCAGTTGCCTGCGCCGCAGATTGTCGATGTGCCAGACTTTGAGACGCTGCTTGCCGAACGCAAGGCAGAATTTGTGGCGCTTCATCCGAAAGATGAGCAGGAAGCAGTGATCCGCACGCTGGAACTGGAATCTGAACCCGTCACCAAATTGTTGCAGGAGAACGCTTACCGTGAGTTGCTTCTGCGCCAGCGTATTAACGAAGCCGCGCAGGCGGTGATGGTGGCTTATGCGATGGGCGGCGATCTGGACCAGCTCGCTGCCAACTACAACGTGAAACGCCTGACGGTGACGCCTGCTGATAATGACGCTGTGCCGCCCGTTGCGGCTGTGATGGAAAGCGATGAAGCGTTACGCCTGCGTGTGCCTGCAGCCTTTGAAGGACTTTCAGTTGCGGGGCCAACTGCCGCTTATGAATTTCATGCACGAAGCGCCGACGGTCGGGTGGCGGATGCCAGTGCAACCAGTCCGGCACCTGCAGAGGTGGTGCTGACTGTCCTTAGCCGCGAAGGCAACGGAACAGCAGAAAAAGACCTGCTGGATGTGGTGGAGAAAGCCCTGAACAGTGAGAACGTCCGCCCGGTGGCTGACCGTCTGACGGTTCGCAGCGCAGAAATCATCCCGTACCGCGTGGAAGCCACCATTTTTCTCTATCCGGGGCCGGAAGCAGAACCGGTAATGGCAGCGGCAAAAGCCAGCCTGCAGAAGTACATCGCCAGTCAGACGCGGCTTGGTCGGGATATTCGCCGTAGCGCCATCTTTGCCGCCCTGCATGTTGAGGGTGTTCAACGTGTGGAACTGGCTTCCCCGCAGGCGGATGTGGTCCTGAACAAAACGCAGGCGGCATCATGTACGCAGTGGAGCGTGACCAACGGGGGAACGGATGAATAGTCTGCTGCCTCCGGGTTCAACGCCACTGGAGCGCCGACTGGCGCAAGCGTGCAGCGGGATTTCTGATTTGCAGGTACCGCTGCGTGACCTGTGGGATCCGGCTACCTGTCCGGTCAGTTTCCTGCCTTATCTCGCCTGGGCGTTCTCTGTGGATCGATGGGACGAGGGCTGGACGGAAAGCGTCAAACGCCAGGTGGTGAAGGATGCTTTTTATATTCATCAGCATAAAGGAACCACCAGTGCCGTGCGGCGGGTGGTGGAGCCGTTCGGCTTTCTGATCCGCATTATTGAGTGGTGGCAGACCGGAGAAACACCAGGCACGTTTCGCCTGGATATCGGCGTGCAGGACCAGGGCATCACTGAAGATACCTATCTGGAACTTGAGCGACTGATAAGCGATGCCAAACCATGTAGCCGTCACATGATCGGCATGTCCATCAATCTGCAGACCAGCGGCCCGCATTGGGTGGGAGCCGCCAGTTATCTTGGCGAAGAAATCACGATCTATCCGTATATCAACGAAACAATTATTTCCAGCGGCACCGCGCATGAAGGCGGGGCGGTCCATGTTATTGACACAATGAGAGTGAATCCATGAGCACAAAATTTTATACCCTGCTGACGGATATTGGCGCGGCGAAACTTGCCAGCGCCGCCGCGCTCGGTGTGCCTTTAAAAATTACCCATATGGCGGTCGGCGATGGCGGCGGAACATTGCCAACGCCGGACGCAAAGCAGACAGCATTGGTAAATGAGAAACGCCGGGCTGCGCTGAATATGCTCTATATCGACCCGCAGAACAGCAGCCAGATTATTGCTGAACAGGTGATCCCTGAAAACGAGGGCGGTTGGTGGATACGTGAAGTGGGCCTGTTTGATGAGTCCGGGGCATTGATTGCCGTGGGCAACTGCCCGGAAAGCTATAAGCCGCAACTGGCTGAAGGCAGCGGGCGCACCCAGACCGTGCGCATGGTGCTGATTACCAGCAGTACGGACAATATCACCCTGAAAATCGACCCTGCTGTAGTACTGGCAACTCGCAAGTATGTGGATGATGAAGTCCTGGAATTAAAGCTATATGTGGATGACCAGATGAGAAACCACATTGCCGCACAAGATCCTCATACCCAGTATGCGCAGAAACATAATCCGACATTTACCGGAGAACCAAAAGCGCCGACGCCTGCAGCAGGAAATAACACCACGCGGATTGCGACCACTGAGTTTGTTCAGGCCGCTATTACTGCTCTGATTAACGGCGCGCCAGCCACGCTGGACACACTGAAAGAAATTGCCGCAGCCATTAACAATGACCCGAAATTCAGTACCACCATTAACAATGCGCTGGCACTAAAAGCACCGTTGTCGAGTCCGGCACTCACCGGAACGCCAACAGCCCCCACGGCGGCGCAATCGGTCAACAATACACAGATTGCCACTACCGCTTTTGTGAAATCGGCAATTGCAGCAATGGTTGGTTCTGCACCTGCTGCACTGGATACATTGAACGAGCTGGCAGCGGCGCTGGGGAATGATCCGAACTTTGCCACTACAATGTTGAATGCTCTGTCAGGTAAACAACCGCTGGACAATACGCTGACTAATTTGAGTGGAAAGGATGTTGCTGGTCTTCTCGCGTACCTTGGTTTGGGAGAAGGTTCAGCATTACCTGTAGGTATCCCTGTTCCGTGGCCTTCTTCCACTCCGCCGACAGGCTGGTTGAAATGCAATGGTGCTGCCTTTGATAAGGTGAAATATCCCCGACTTGCTACAGCATATCCATCAGGAAAAGTACCCGATCTTCGTGGCGAGTTTATTCGTGGCTGGGATGACGGGCGTGGAGTGGACAGTGGGCGAGCGTTATTGAGTGCTCAGAGCGATACGCTGCAAAATATTACAGGGAGCTTTTTGGATATGACCACGGGGCCAAATAATAATACTGTCGGCGTATTTACCTCTTCAACATTGACACCAAATCTCGCATCAATTGCAACAGGTGGTACATATAAACAGGCGAATTATTATTTTGATGCATCACGTGTTGCCAGAACATCAACGGAAACACGTGCGCGAAATATTGCATTTAACTATATAGTGAGGGCTGCATAATGGATAATGCTGTATTAAATAGCGAGTTTATTGCCACGAAGGCGGGGAATATTGCTGTCTATAATTATAATGGTGAAACACGAGAATATATTTCCACATCAACTGAATATCTTGCCGTTGGTGTCGGTATTCCGGCATGTTCCTGTTTAGATGCACCAGGAACATATAAAGCTGGTTATGCCATCTGCCGCTCTGCGGATTTAAACTCATGGGAATATGTGCCAGACCATCGCGGTGAAACTGTCTATAGCACCGAAACGGGAGATGCCAAAGAAATCACAAATCCGGGTGATTACCCTGAAAATACAACCAATATCGCCCCGTTAACGCCATATGATAAATGGGATGGTGAGAAATGGGTGACGGATACCGAAATACAACATCGCGCCGCAGTAGAAGCGGCAGAAACACTGCGTCGGTCACTGATTGATACTGCAATGGCTTCCGTTAGTTTGATTCAACTGAAATTACGGGCCGGAAGAAAATTAACTGATGCAGAAACAGTAAAACTTAATGCTGTTCTTGACTACATCGATGCAGTGACGGCAACAGATATCAGCACTGCCCCTGATATTGCCTGGCCCGAACTACCAGAATTTTAAATTCCTGCCCCGCGTCTGCGGGGATTTTTTCACCTTGCCGTTGTGCCATTTTCCATACAAGCCACATCGCGTGCACCCTGCGCGTATCAACCAGAACATAGGCAGACCCCCTCTACTACCGGAGAGACTGCCTTATGGCTCAGGATTACCACCACGGGGTGCGCGTTGTTGAAGTCAACGAAGGCACCCGATCCATTACCACGGTGAGCACCGCCATTGTGGGTATGGTCTGCACGGGCGATGATGCCGATGCAAAAATGTTTCCTCTTAATAAACCCGTGCTGATCACTGATGTGCTGACTGCCAGCGGTAAAGCGGGTGAGTCCGGCACGCTGGCCCGTTCGCTGGATGCCATCGCTGACCAGGCAAAACCCGTGACCGTTGTTGTGCGTGTGCCGCAGGGTGAAACGGAAGAAGAAACCACGACTAATATCATCGGCGCAGTGACCGCTGAAGGTAAAAAAACAGGCATGAAAGCCCTGTTATCTGCCCAGACACAGCTCGGCGTTAAACCGCGCATTCTCGGCGTACCAGGTCACGATAACAAAGCCGTTGCGACTGAGTTGCTGAGCGTGGCGCAAAGCCTGCGTGGGTTTGCTTACCTGTCAGCGTATGGCTGCAAGACGGTACAGGAGGCGATCACTTACCGTGAAAACTTCAGCCAGCGCGAAGGAATGCTGATCTGGCCTGATTTTACTGGCTGGGACACGGTGCTGAATGCCGAAGCAACGGCATACGCCACCGCGCGTGCGCTTGGCCTGCGCGCCAAAATTGACGAGCAGACCGGATGGCACAAAAGCCTGTCCAACGTGGGCGTGAACGGTGTCACCGGAATTTCTGCTGATGTGTTCTGGGATCTGCAGGACCCGGCAACAGATGCAGGTCTGCTTAACCAGAACGACGTTACCACGCTTATCCGCAAAGACGGTTTTCGCTTCTGGGGTTCCCGCTGTCTGAGTGATGATCCGCTTTTTGCCTTTGAGAACTACACCCGCACGGCGCAGGTACTGATGGACACGATGGCAGAAGCGCACATGTGGGCGGTGGACAAACCGCTGAACCCGTCGCTGGCCCGCGACATTATCGAAGGTATCCGCGCCAAAATGCGCAGCCTGGTCAGTCAGGGCTATCTCATTGGTGGTGATTGCTGGCTGGACGAGTCGGTGAACGATAAAGACACGCTGAAAGCCGGAAAACTCACCATCGATTACGACTACACGCCAGTACCGCCACTTGAAAACCTGATGCTGCGCCAGCGCATCACCGATCAGTACCTGGTGAATTTCTCCAGCCAGGTCAGCGCGTAAGGGGACAACATGGCTTTACCACGTAAATTAAAACACCTGAACCTGTTTAACGACGGGAACAACTGGCAGGGGATCGTTGAGTCGCTGACGCTGCCGAAATTTACCCGCAAATATGAGAAGTATCGCGGCGGCGGAATGCCGGGTGCGGTGGATGTGGATCTGGGGCTGGATGACGGCGCACTGGATACTGAATTTTCCATTGGCGGTACTGAGCTGCTGCTGTTTAAGCAGATGGGCAAAGCTACGGTGGATGGCATCCAGCTGCGCTTTACCGGCTCTATCCAGCGTGACGATACCGGGGAAGTGCAGGCCGTGGAGCTTGTGGTGCGTGGACGTCACAAAGAAGTGGATTCCGGCGAGTGGAAGACGGGCGAAAGCAACACCACCAAAGTGACCAGTACCAACAGCTACGCGAAGCTGACCATCAATGGTGAGGTGCTCTATGAAGTGGACCTTATCAACATGGTGGAAATTGTGGACGGTGTGGACCTGATGGAAGCGCACCGCAACGCCCTCGGCCTCTGATCTATCTGAACGGCGCGGGATACCGCGCCAGAACCCAATTTACAGGACAACAAAATGAGCGATAAGCAGACTGAAAAGACCATTCAACTGGATACTCCCATCATGCGCGGTAAAACAGAAATTACCGAAATTGTGCTGCGTAAACCGCAGTCCGGTGCGCTGCGCGGTACACGTCTGCAGGCCATTATGGATATGGATGTGAACGCGATGATGACCGTGCTCCCCCGCATTTCCAGTCCGGCACTGACTTCACAGGAAATTGCAGAGATGGACCCGGCAGATCTCACCGCCATGTCGGTTGAGGTTGTCACTTTTTTGTTGAAGAAGTCGGTGCTTGCCGGTTTACCGACAGCCTGACAGTTGACGATCTGGTGGCAGATATCGCCACCATTTTTCACTGGCCGCCATCCGTTACTGACGTTATGCCGCTGACCGAAGTGCTGGAATGGCGGTATAAAGCGATTCAGAGAAGCGGGGCCAACGATGAGTGATAATAACCTGCGCCTGCAGGTCATTCTTAATGCGGTTGACAAACTCACCCGCCCATTCCGTGCTGCACAGGCCAGTTCGAAAGAGCTGGCTGGCGCAATTCAGAATACCCGAAACAGCCTCAAAGAACTGAATAAGCAGGCTGGCAGAATTGATGAATTTCGCAAGACGCGCTCGCAACTAGCCATAACAGCCAACAACCTGATCGCAGCCCGCGAAGAGGCGGCAAAACTCGCCACACAATTTGCTGCCACTAACAGGCCAACCGCCGCGCAGGCAAAGTTATTCAGTCAGGCCAAAACACGAGTACAGGAACTTCAGCAGACCTATAACGGCTTGTTGGGGGCGGTCCAGAGACAACGTCAGGCACTTAAAGAATCAGGGATTGATACCAGACAACTCAGTAGTGCCCAGCGAGAACTTAAGAAAAATGCTGAAGAAACAAGGCAGGCACTGGAGGGCCAGCAAAAAGCACTTAAACGTCTGGGTGAACAACAGGCACGGATGAACGCTGCCAGAGAACAATACTCAAGACGGCTTGAAGTGCGCGATCGCATCGCAGGAGCCGGAGCCACCACCACGGCTGCAGGGCTGGCAATGGGCGCACCAGTGATGGCGGCAGTAAAAAGCTATACCAGCATGGAAGATGCCATGAAAGGTGTGGCAAAGCAGGTCAATGGTCTGCGTGACGATAATGGCAACCGCACTGCACGTTTTTATGAAATGCAGGATGCCATCAAAGCTGCCAGCGAACAGTTGCCGATGGAAAACGGTGCGGTGGACTTCGCTGCACTGGTTGAAGGTGGGGCGCGCATGAACGTCGCAAACCCTGACGACAGCTGGGAAGACCAGAAACGTGACCTGCTGGCCTTCGCCAGCACGGCGGCAAAGGCGGCAACAGCCTTTGAGCTGCCAGCGGATGAACTGTCAGAAAGTCTGGGGAAAATCGCCCAGCTCTACAAAATCCCTACCCGCAATATTGAACAGCTTGGTGATGCGCTGAACTATCTGGATGATAACGCCATGTCGAAAGGGGCGGACATCATTGATGTCATGCAACGCCTGGGCGGTGTGGCTGACCGTCTGGATTATCGTAAAGCGGCGGCGCTGGGTTCCACCTTCCTGACACTGGGCGCTGCGCCGGAGGTTGCTGCCAGTGCAGCAAACGCGATGGTGCGTGAATTATCCATTGCCACCATGCAGAGCAAGAGTTTTTTTGAAGGGATGAATCTGCTGAAACTCAATCCTGAAGTGATTGAAAAACAGATGACGAAGGATGCGATGGGAACTATCCAGCGCGTGCTGGAGAAGGTGAATGCACTGCCGCAGGACAAGCGCCTGTCTGCCATGACCATGTTGTTTGGTAAAGAGTTTGGCGATGACGCGGCGAAACTGGCAAACAACCTGCCGGAACTGCAGCGCCAGCTAAAACTGACAGCGGGCAATGATGCGCTCGGCTCCATGCAGAAAGAATCCGACATTAACAAGGATTCACTTTCTGCGCAGTGGTTGCTGGTCAAAACCACTGCACAGAATACCTTCAGCAGCCTGGGCGAAACGCTGCGCCAGCCGCTGATGGATATTCTGTACACGGTGAAAAGCGTCACGGGGGCGTTGCGTCGCTGGGTGGAAGCTAACCCGGAACTGACGGACACACTGATGAAAGTAGCAGCGGTTGTGGCTGCCGTTACCGTAGGCCTCGGCACCCTGGCTGTGGTGTTGGCTGCAGTGCTGGGGCCGCTGGCAGTCATCCGTCTGGGATTCTCTGTGCTGGGTATCAAAACGTTACCTTCCGTTACGGTAGCAGTAACACGAACCAGCAGCGCGTTGTCCTGGTTAGCTGGCGCACCATTGGCACTGCTGCGACGCGGGCTTGCTTCATCGGGCAACGCAGCGGGTTTACTTACTGCGCCGTTGTCGTCTTTGCGCCGCACAGCATCACTGACGGGGAATGTCCTGAAAACTGTAGCAGGTGTGCCGGTTGCACTGTTGCGGTCTGGATTATCCGGTTTACGTGCGGTTGCTGTGATGTTTATGAATCCACTGGCGGTACTGCGCGGTGGACTGGCTGCCGCAGGCGCGGTGCTTCGTGTGCTTGCATCCGGCCCGCTGGCGATGCTGCGCGTTGCCCTGTATGCCATATCTGGTCTGTTAGGTGCTCTGCTCAGTCCGATAGGTCTTGTGGCTACTGCTCTGGCGGGTGTGGCGCTGGTTGTCTGGAAATACTGGCAACCCATCACCGCATTTCTCGGTGGTGTGGTCGAAGGATTCAAAGCGGCGGCAGGTCCCATCAGTGCAGCGTTCGAACCTCTTAAGCCAGTGTTCCAGTGGATTGGCGACAAAGTGCAGGCGCTGTGGGGCTGGTTTACTGATCTGCTGGCGCCCGTTAAGTCGACCTCTGCCGAACTGCAGAGCGCAGCGGCAATGGGGCGACGATTCGGGGAGGCGCTGGCGGAAGGGCTGAATATGGTTATGCATCCGCTGGATTCCCTCAAATCCGGAGTTTCCTGGTTGCTGGAGAAACTCGGCATTGTCAGTAAAGAGGCTGCAAAGGCGAAACTGCCGGAAAGTGTGACGCGTCAGCAACCTGCGACGGTGAATGCGGACGGTAAAGTGATGATGCCATCGGGTGATTTTCCGTCATGGGGATATGGCTTTGCGGGGATGTATGACAGCGGCGGGTATATCCCGCGCGGGCAGTTTGGAATCGTCGGTGAAAACGGGCCGGAAATTGTTAACGGCCCGGCAAACGTGACCAGCCGGAGAAGTACCGCTGCACTGGCTGCCGTTGTTGCCGGGATGATGGGCGTTGCTGCCGCGCCTGCAGAGATTCCACCGTTGCATCCTTTGGCGCTTCCCGCGAAAGGCGGCGAAGCGATGGTGAGTCGCGCAGCCACTGTGCCTCCTGTTTACCGGATTGAGGCACCGACGCAGATCATCATCCAGACGCAGCCAGGACAAAGTGCGCAGGATATTGCGCGGGAGGTGGCACGCCAGCTTGATGAACGTGAACGCAGGCTGAAGGCAAAAGCCAGGAGTAACTACAGCGATCAGGGGGGATACAACGCATGATGATGGTGCTGGGATTGTACGTGTTTATGCTGCGCACCGTACCGTATCAGGAGCTGCAGTATCAACGCAGCTGGCGACATGCGGCAAACAGTCGGGTAAATCGTCGTCCGTCCACGCAGTTTCTGGGACCGGACAACGACATGCTGACGCTTTCTGGTGTTCTTATGCCGGAGATAACAGGCGGCAGGCTGTCGTTGCTGGCACTGGAGCAGATGGCAGAACAGGGGAAAGCATGGCCCCTGATTGAAGGCAGCGGCACGATTTATGGCATGTATGTGATTGAGGGACTGAATCAGACTAAAACGGAGTTTTTCCGCGATGGTATGCCGCGCCGGATTGAGTTCACCCTGTCGCTCAAACGGGTGGATGAATCCCTGTCCGATATGTTCGGTGATCTCAGTGCGCAGCTGAATAATCTGCAGGATACGGCAACGTCTGCATTAAGCGATATCAGTAAAACGGTGGGAGGGCTGCTGTCGTGAATTTCAGCTCTGAACTGCTTAACAAAGGCAACAAAACTCCGGCATTCAGCATCAGTATTGAAGGCAGGGATATCACCACTGTGCTGGACAACCGCCTGATGGGGCTGACGCTGACGGATAACCGGGGCTTTGAAGCGGACCAGCTTGATCTGGAGCTGGACGACGCCGATGGAAAAATCGTGCTGCCGCGCCGTGGTGCGGTCATTACGCTGGCGCTGGGCTGGAAGGGGCAGCCGCTTTTCCCGAAAGGGGCATTCACGGTGGACGAGATTGAACACACTGGCGCACCGGACCGCCTGACTATCCGGGCGCGAAGTGCTGATTTTCGTGAAACGCTGAATACCCGTCGTGAAAAGTCGTGGCACAAGACCACCGTTGGGGAAGTGGTGAAGGAAATAGCTGCGCGGCACAAACTGAAGATGGCATTGGGTAAAGACCTGTCAGATAAACCCGTGGAACATATAGACCAGACAAATGAGAGTGACGGCAGTTTTCTGATGCGGCTGGCGCGACAGTACGGTGCCATCGCGTCGGTGAAAAATGGCAATCTGTTATTCATCCGGCAGGGGCAGGGCAAAAGCGCCACTGGTAAACCACTACCGGTGATCACTATCACACGCAAGGACGGCGACAGTCACCGATTTACCCTGGCAGATCGCGGAGCCTACACGGGCGTAATTGCCAGCTGGTTGCATACCCGCGAACCTGCGAAGAAAGAAAGCACCACGGTGAAGCGTAAGCGCAGGACCAAGAAGCAGAAGAAAGAGCCGGAAGCGAAGCAGGGCGATTACTTGGTGGGTACGGATGAAAACGTGCTGGTACTTAATCGCACTTATGCCAACCGGAGCAACGCCGAACGAGCGGCGAAAATGCAGTGGGAACGCCTGCAACGCGGCGTTGCGTCATTCTCGCTACAACTGGCGGAAGGACGGGCAGATCTCTACACGGAAATGCCAGTGAAAGTCAGTGGCTTTAAACAGCCGATAGATGATGCGGAATGGACTATTACCACCCTGACGCATACTGTCAGCCCGGATAACGGTTTTACGACGAGTCTGGAGCTTGAAGTGAGGATTGATGATTTCGAAATGGAATGAAATGTTCACAAAATAAATGTCTCGTGTATCATTATGTGATTGCACAATTTTGTGAGGGAGTTATGCGGATATGATGAATTGCCCGAAATGCGGACACGCGGCACATACACGAAGTAGCTTTCGAGTATCTGAGCAAACTAAAGAGCGTTATTGCCAATGCCAAAACATAAATTGTGGTGCTACTTTTGTTACTCATGAGACGGTTGTGCGTTACATAGTTACTCCCAATTTAATCGACATTGCTCCTCCTCACCCTTCTACATGTGGTCAAGGACACATGAATTTTTGACGAAACTAACCCGCTACGGCGGGTTTTTTCTTGGTTTTTTTTAAAATTCTGCTGCCATTTTGCTGCCATTTTGGTTATGGACAACAAAAAAGCCGCTCTAGTGAGCGGCTTAATTGTATGATTTTATTGGTTAATTTGGTGGCCCCTGCTGGACTTGAACCAGC